TAATTTACATGTAGGTGTATAATTTACATGTAGGTGTATAATTTACATGTAGGTGTATAATTTACATGTAGGTGTATAATTTACATGTAGGTGTATAATTTACATGTAGGAGATATGTACCAATTTGGGACAAATGTATACAGGTTGTACCATCCATGGGCATTGTACCAATTTGGAGAATGGTGATTCAGAATGGTAGATTGTATATAAACAGATATGATACATATGTAAATGTGTACATGTAATACATATTGCTGTTTGCCACATATTATCGGTTGGTCATATGGTGAGCTTCACATATGAAATTTGCTCGCATAGGTGGCAGTCGTGTATATGTGCATTGTGTCATATGATCGTATTTACATATATGTAATCAGTATATATAATTCCAATTAACATATCATCATATTATCATATGAGCATTCGATCATATCATCATATTATCATATTATGTTAAATAGGAGAGAGTCTGTAGACCTCCCAGTCACAAGGTAGTGAGTCTTTGTGACACCAAGGTATATTGGACATGGTGGAGAGGCACGGTGGCTCTGTGACGTGGAGGTCTGCAGACTCAGAGTCAGGCCCTGTGTGGACCCTGGTGGCCCCTATATCCTTTCTGGTACGGATGCAGTCACAAACCTATATAATTACGGCTTCGTGTCAGTCATTGCATGTGTGACGCGACTTATAATTTATGGTTTAAGAAGATGGTATTGATTGCCATAATGCATTAAGGCCCATCAACTTATCTCCCACATTCGTAATTCACTCGAATATAGAATTGATGCATTTATGCAGAAATAAACAATGGGTAAACAAAATAAACAATGTCTTTGTTTCTCTCTAATTCATTGATTTTCAATACTTTATAATGAAATAAACAATGTAAACAATAATATTAGAAGAGTTTCTATCAATTATAGATTTGTATATGCCTTTCTCCTATATATAAGTGAATAAAAGCGCCTTCGGGGTGTATGGAACTTTATTGTTTCTTTGTTTCTTTGTTTACAATTATATTTCAAATGGGCCTGAAAAGTTTTATGAAATTATTGTTTACATTGTTTATTGTTTACTATACTTCATTGAAAATCAGTCATTTAGATTTTATATATCTGTCCAAGGCCTATATATCTAAGATTAATTCCTTATTTCCCTACACAAAAACCATTGTGGAAAAGTCATATATTGTTTATCTACATATATAACTCATTGAAAATCAGTCAATTAAGCATTTTTTTATTGTTTACATATGTTGTTTACATCAATATGATGCATATAATTCATTGAAAATCAGTCATTTAGACAATTTCAGCAGGCCTTATGCCTACACAGCCCAGTTGGCATAGCACATAGAGAAATAATTCTTGAAAAGGCTACACACAATCCATTAGAAAATGTTCCAAAATGATTGTTTACATTGTTTATTGTTTACCCAGTTGCCAGACAACTTATATATTATATATTTTCATTGCATATTGTTCAAGTGATATTTTTTGTTATATTTGCAAAAAAATATTCATTATGCTCAACAGTAACGATACAGATATTAGTGACTTATTACCTGATAGGGAAACTGATGCACACTTTGATAAGATTTCTATTGCTAACACAGTTATTGAAGCTGAGGATGTACGTGCACAGCGGCGTGCGAATGCTATTGAACTCGCCCGCATAAAAGCACGTGAGATGAGAGCAACTCAGAACAACGAAATCTATGATGGATTTGAATACAAAGAAGAGTTCAACAAGCATGTTGCTGAAGAGCGCCATGAACGTAACAAAAATGTTATACAAGATTTGAAAGTGGTCACACCTACCGTGATTGTAGGCCGAGGCGATGCTGCACTCGCAGGCACTACAAGACTTGAGGTTGCAAAGCTGTTAAACAGTCTCAATATTAATCTAAATGTGCAGTTGACCAAAACAGATACTCATAACCTGCTGGCCACATTGCTTACATGCAACGAAGCCCAACTGGAAGCTCTTAAAAATAACAAGAAGATTCCACTTGCTATTAAGACAGTCATTAAGCGACTTATCATTGACGGTAATGATGGTAATATTGCCACCATTGAGCGACTTTGGAATCGTGTGTTCGGTCCCACTATGATGCAGGTTGATATGCCACAAGGTTATCAAGGGATTGTGCCTAATGTGCCAGTCTCGAGAGAGGCATACATACTCATTCGTGAAACGTTAATAGGCAAAGGATAATGGAAGCAGTTCAGAAAAGACCACAGGTAAGTGCACTTGAGATGCTCCGTCTCGAAATGCTCACGTCAGCAGAAAAGTATACGAGAGCGATGTTTAAGAGTCAGTACAAAAGGTCGTTCGTAGTTGAGGACCTGCACAGACAGATATTCAGAGCACTTGAGGCAGTCATCGATGGTAAGATAACGAGACTTATAATCAATGTACCTCCACGATATGGGAAGACTGAGATAGTGATTAAAGCCTTCATCAGTATGGGCTTCGCTCTGAATGCTACGTGTAGATTCTTGCATCTCTCATATTCTGATATGCTGGTGAATGATAATTCGTCCACTGTACGTAATACTATGTCGGACCCATTGTATAAGCAATTGTTTCCTAATACAGTCTTAGAAAAGGAGCGTGGAGCGAGCAATTATTGGAAGACTACACTTGGTGGTGAGTTTTATGCAGTCTCAACACAAGGACAGGTCACAGGTTTTGGTGCAGGTAAGGTCGATGACGTTGAGAATGACGTTGACTTGACCAACCCAGACTTTGATTTCGATGAAGAACTCAATAGAATGTTGGGCCTTATAGGTGCGAAGACGAATGTGTTCCAAGGAGCGATACTCATTGACGACCCACTGAAACCTGAAGATGCACTATCAGACACAGTTCGCGAGCGCATCAATAATAGGTTTGAGAACACGATTCGTAACAGAACGAACTCACGCATGACGCCAATCATTATCGTAATGCAGAGGCTACATGAGCATGATTTATGTGGTTACCTGCAAGAGATTGAACCTGATGTATGGACAACAATATCCCTACCAGCAATAAGAGTTGATGAAGAGGGTATTGAGCACGCACTATGGCCTATGAAGCACACTCTTAAAGAACTGCACGCGATGCGTGACATTAATCCTATTGTGTTTGACACACAGTATATGCAAGACCCGAAACCAAAAGAAGGCCTCATGTATTCATCAGGATTTAGAACATATGATTTCAGTCAGTTACCTACAGGGAACAATATCAAACGTATGAACTATACTGATACAGCTGATACTGGAGCAGATAGCCTTTGTTCAATTACATTTATTGATACACCAGAGTTTGTGTATATAGTTGATGTTGAATTTACTGACAAACCTATGGAAGTTACAGAACCACTTATTGCAAACCTTTTTAATAGGAGCTCAGTAGCAGTTGCTAAAATTGAGGGCAATAATGGTGGACGAGGATTTGCTCGCGCAGTTGAGAAAATAACAAAAACTAAGTATCACAATTTCAGGATAAAGTATATTTCGTTTATGCAGACTAATAATAAGTACGTGCGTATTTTTACTAATTCCGCGGAGGCACAGAACGTGATATTAATGCCAGTCGATTGGGAGCGTAGATGGCCTAAATTCTATATGGCTATTACATCATATCGTAAAGATAATAAGAAGCGAAGTCAACACGATGATGCCGCAGATTGCCTTACTGGTGTGATTGAGATGAGAGGTACCGAAGCATTAAAACGCAAAATAAAACATAAAAATTAATTTACTACGTATGTAGACGCTGATACTATATTAAGTATATTTGCTTGTCATTCATATAACGGCTAAGGGAAGCCATACATTCACATACAACTTAAAAAATCAAATACTATGGGTCTAAATTGTGGTTGTCCCGCTGGTGCTGCTATCGCATCTATCACAGCAGAAGCTTGCTCAGAGAGCTTAGGACAAATTCAGAAAGTAATCTTCCAGCGGATTTATTCAGCTGGCACAACCAAAAACGAATTCGTGGTAGCAACAACTAACCCGAACCTTAAAGCAACCTGGACTCCTCTGTTCGCGGCTGTTGCTGGTACAAAAACCACAATATCACCGTACATTCAGGGACCTACCAATGAGGTTGGTGCAGCTCGTAAATTTGGTGGTGGCAACGCTACTCTTGGTGGCATCGAAGTTATTATTGGTCGCGAACCTTCAAAGTTCACATGTAACCTTTATTCAATCCGTCAGGCAACCACAATCAAGGACATGAAGGACTTGATGTGTGAAAAACTTGGTGTATTTCTCATTGATGAGAATGGTCGTATTGCTGGTATCGGCAATGCTGCAACACCTACCATAATCTCGCCTATTCCTATTCACAGCCTTTTCATTGGTGACAAAAAACTCGGTGGAGTTGAAGAACCAGATAGCAACACAATGGAGTTTTCATTGATGCCTAACTGGTCTGATAACCTGGCCATCGTTACACCAATCGATTTTAGCCCACTAACAGACTTCTAATCATGGCAAAGACGAAATCTAACGTCGTGGGTCTTGTTGTACCAGAACACAACATGGCCCAGGACTTCGAAATTAATCACGCTGAGAGGCTGTTACGAATGCCAAATAATGGTGGCTGGCAGCTACCGGAAGACAGTGAATTTGAATTCGACTTTAACGATGGTATTAGACATAAACAAAATAAACGAGATACTGAAGCAACCGCGAAATAAAGCAGTTATTTCAAAGGCTGTTTTACTTGAGCAGCGACTTAAGTTTCATACCGAAACTAATTTAGCATCGAGTGATATTAATCAGCCGACACAAGTATTTCTTGATTGGGTTCAAGGTCTTTTACCGAAAGATAAGTATAATACATTTTTACAACTGTTTTCCTTTCCGCTTCCCACTGCCGCAATTGTTGAAGACGTCTATAGGGAACTCGAAAGAGTTTTCTATAGCCGTAATTCAAATGCATCATATCAGTTCACAGACAGCTCTATAGCTGATGACTGGCGTACATATCGTACATCTACTCTTGGTCAACCTATGATTTGGAAAACTGATGGCTGGCAGAATATGAAGACTGCCATCAACAGTATACTTATTGTTGACCTACCACAAAAACAAGTAACAGAAAAACCGAATCCATACTTTTACTGGATGGACATACGGAATGTTGTTGATTTTGATTCACCTGATGGCTCATCACTCAATTGGTTAATTATTAAACAGCCAAATGATAAAATAGCTGTATTCGATTCAAGTTCATACAGAATATTCACAGTAAAAAGTGATTCAATTGTAAAGCTTGATAGTGAAGCCAAACACAGTATTGGTTATTGTCCTGCAAGGTTTTTCTGGACAAGCTTTGCGATTGAGTCCAATAAAGCAGTCAAAAAAAATACGATAGTGAAACAATTGTCCAATCTTGATTGGTTATTGTTTTTCACGATTAGTAAAAGGCATCTCGACCTATACGCACCATACCCTATCTATAGTGCATATGAAGCAGATTGTTCATTTGCTAACAATGAAACAGGAAGTTATTGCGATGGTGGGTTTCTCCGCAATGCAGAGGGCAATTACGCCATTTCGAGGTCAGGAGCTCTCGATAGATGCCCCGTTTGCGCAGAAAAACGAATAGCTGGCCCTGGCTCATTCCTGGAGATACCCGTTCCAAACGACGGCAGTCCTGACCTCCGCAATCCTGTACAGATTACAACTGTAGATATTGATTCGCTTACATATAACAAAGACGAATGCGTTCGTTTGAAAAATGAAATCATTGTATCATGTGTTGGTTCGAATGGTCTTGTATCTGAAAAAGAAGCCATTAATGAAACGCAAGTTGCAGCCAACTTTGAAAATAAGACATCTGTGCTAAATAACTTGAAAGTCAATTTCGAGAATGCACAAAAGTTCATTGAAGACACTATTTGCAAATTAAGATATGGAAGTGATTTCATATCATCATCAATAAGTTGGGGCTCTGAGTTTTATATCTTCACTGTTGATGAGCTTTACAACAAGTACAAAATTGCAAAAGATAATGGAGCCAGCATGTCCGAATTAGATTCACTGGTAAACCAAATAATTGAGACTGAGTATAAGGAAAACCCTATGATGCTACATAGGATGCAAATACTTAAACAGATTGAGCCGTTCAGACATCTTACTATTACAGAAACTGTCGCTCTATTTCAACAAGGATTGGCCAGCAGAGAAGAGATTGCACTTAAACTAAACATTAATGCTCTCGTTGACAGATTTGAACGTGAGAACACCAACATCGTTGAGTTTGGTTCTAAGACTAACCTAAGCACAAAAATCGACACAATAACCAATAAACTATATGAGTATGTTAAAGCTGAAATTACAAGATGAACTTTCCAACTTGAAAAAGTTGCAAAGCAAACTGCAAACTAAGAAAGAGAAATCTGGACTTACTGCAGAAGAGCAGACTTCATTGGAAGAAACTGCTGGTCGTATATTTGATATCGAAGAAGAACTCGAAGTCATTGCGAAAACTGAAGCTGATGAAGCTGCAGCTAAAACTGAAACTAACAATGATGGATACGTACCTGCAGAGGACGAAAAACATCTTGTACACTGCCATGTTATACATGGCAAACGTTTCGATTCTGAAACTGGTAAAGAGGTATCCATCCCTTTCATCCAGAAATACTCTGTTCAAGAGTTTTCAGCTATTGAGCGTAGTGCACCAACTCTTGGATATGCAATAACTGTTTTATACACTCCAAGCAAATAACCTATGGCACTCGACGCAAACAAAATAAAAGCCAATGCAGTATTGACCAGCTTAACTGAAGAGCAGGTTACAGCACTTGTTGTTTTGTCAACTAATGATGAGTCAACTCAACTTGGTTCAAAAATAGGTGAACTTCACGGTCGTTATGATGCTGATATACTTGCAGTTACAGGACTACCTAAAAACCAAGGCGAAAAAAGCTATGATTATGTAAAACGTATACTTGGTGACTACAAAACAAAACTTTCCGGGTTTGATACAGTTGCTACTGAGATTGCAACATTGAAGACTGAAAAAACTGACTTACTCCAAAAACTCCACAACAACGCAGGTGATGCAACTTTAAAGCAACAGCTTGCAGATGCAACATCAAGATTAGGCCAGTTGCAGACCGCTTATGATGCTGATAAGGCAAAGTTTGAAAATGACAAAACAGAACTTGTCACAAAAATGCATGAAAGCAAAGTAGAAAGCCAACTTGATGTTGCTCTGTCAACGCTTAAGTTTAAAGCCACAATACCTGATTCAGTAAAATTAATTCTGTTAAGGAATGCGAAATCAGAATTATTCAATACAACCAAACCAGAATTTGCAGAAATTGGGGGTGTTCAAACTCTCATATTCAGGGACAAAGCTGGTTTAGTATTAAACAATCCTGAAAACAAACTGAATCCATTTACAGCATCTGAGTTGCTTGCAAAAAGTCTCATTGATGTAATTGACAATGGACGTAAACAATCAGGTGGAGGTACAGGACCGGACAAAACGCAGATATCGAATATTGTTGATATTTCTTCAGCTAAAAGTCAAGTTGCAGCTGATGAAATTATACAAAAACATTTACTGGAGACTGGTTTACTTAAAACAGACCCGGCATTCAGTGCAGAACAGCAGAAAATACGTAAGGAATATGCTGTTGAAAAATTACCAATCAGGTAGAACGTGCATGGGTAACACGTGTTAAGTTTAACATTACTAATACAAATCTAAATTATGAGTTTGATTAACACACGTATCCAGAATTTGCGTGCAATGAGCAATGTGGATAAAAATGAATTAAGGCCGAGCCGTTACGGCGCTCTTGACCTCTTCCTTGCACAGTCAACACAACCTGGTGGTATTTTAACACCTGAACTTGTTGCTAAAGCAGAACGGTCTATCGGCAACACATTGCAAACTCCGGTTTTCGATTTCGATGGTACAATTACCATTGGAAACACTCGTTCAGCAACTATTGCTGACAGCGAAAACAATTCTGCTTTGATGACGATTACCTTTGCTACTTATTCATGGGGATTCACCATCGTACCAGCAATGTATATGAACAATGAAATTAGCATGCAAGCTGACTTTGAACGCAAGTTCTTGAAATACTTGTACAAATATGCTGAAACATTGGATATTGCTTGTATTACTGCACTGGCAACAGCCAAAACACAGGTATTCGCAGATGCACTTCTTTACCCAACCACTGGTAATGCTCTCCAGGCAACTTTAGTCCAGAAAGATTCGATTATTGGTGACTTGAACCCGATCTTAGCTGCCAATGACCACTTCGGTCAGATTCACCTTCTTGGTAATGCTGGTTTGGAAGCTTCCATCCGCAAAATGGCCGAAAGCGGTTTGTATAACAGTACTAATCAACAACTGGAATACAATGATAAGGTTCTTCACTTCTCCTCACGTATTGCAAACGCTTTGAACAAGTATGCTACAGGTTATGCTGTACAAGCTGCTTCATTAGGTCTTATGACCCGTTTCGAGCGTGAAGCACTTCTTGGCACAGTATCACGTACTGGTCACGAATGGGGAATTGATACCCTGCCAATGGTTAACATGCCTGTTGGTACTTACTACTACGAATCAGTTGGCGATTTCAACACTATCGGTGGTGATGCTACAGCTGATTTGACTCGCGCTCGCAAAGAGCACTACGGATTTGCAGTTGACGTTGCTATCATCACACCATACAACTCAGCTCCTACTACCATTGCTAACCCGATTGTAAAATTGGAAATCGCAACAACTTAATCACAATTAAGTAAAACCCGATAAAGGCGCTGCGTCTGCATGGAAACAGCAGAATGCAGCGCTTTTTTCATAATATTTAAACCAATGTTTAGAGCAAATGATATACGTGCAGGTTTACTACAAGTAAACGGGTGGAGACAAAATGAAGACCCACAAGAATTTAAAATTGCAGACAGTTTACTTGTATCAGAATCTGGTAAAATGTATCAACAAGCTCATGCATTAATCACATTACAAAATATCAAAGCTTGTTCACCTGATTTCAATAAGATATTATACCCTGATTTTAATCCAGCTACACCTTATACAGCTGGAACTGTTTGTAAATCAAATTTTGTATTATACATAGCTATTGCATCGTCAACAGGCATAGTTCCTGGAACTGATGTAACTAAGTGGATTCCATTTGACCCATTTTCATATTGGCTTGAGAATAAAGTAAATGACAGCATTCAGAAAACAGTTTCAAGATTCATTGATGAAAAATTAGCTGCTACTTCTGGTAAGAGTTTAGTTGAGAATAAAGTGCTTTTTGATGGTGCTGGACGTATTGCTGATGTTGATTTAACTACATCAGGTATTGTTGGTTTTGAGGTAATTCCTGGCCGTTCAAGAAGTCTAACAGTATGCATTAATAAAATAGGTTTACAGTTTAGTGCTAATGGTATAATAGTTATGTATGTTTTTCATAGTAGCAAACCAGAAGCTGTAAAAATACTTCCATGTGAATATACTGGCAATGGTGGTATGCAGTGGTTCAATATGCAAGATGTTGTATTACCATATATAAGTTCAAGCAATGATGCCGGTGGTAGCTGGTATGTTTGTTACAATACAAAAGACTTACCTGTTGGTTGCAGACCTATTTCACGCTCACGTGACTGGTCAGCAAAGCAATGTGAATCATGTGACCAATCAGTTGCCGGAATGAATGCATTGAGCAGGCATGTTGAAATATTTCCATTTAAAGCTATTATGGTTGACCCAGATGGTGATGGATTAACTACACTATGGGATTTGTCAACAAACATGTACACCCAATACAATAACCACGGCCTTAATTTAGAACTGTCAGTTGTATGTGATATAACAGATTTTGTATTAACACAAAAGCGTTCTTTTAGCAATGTTATTTTGTTACAATTTGCAGCTGATATGTTGAAGGAAATGTGTTACAATCCAAACATTCGTGTTAACAGAAATGCTTTGCTTGCACAACGAAATGAACTCATATTTGCTCTTGATGGTGATACATCATCGATGCGCAGAAATGGATTAATGTACGAATTAGATTTGGCTTATCGTGCACTTAATGTTGATACTAATGGAATTGATAAAGTTTGTTTACCATGTAAAAATGGTGGACTTAAATACAGAACAGTGTGAACACAATAGATGAGAGAATACAGGCATTGACTGAGTTCGAGAATGGCATTGATAATCATCTCAAAGACATAATCGAAGACAATGAAGATGTCATAGTCTCAATGAACGTAGACGATCAATTGTATGGTTTAGGCATAACAAGTTCTGGCATTGAGATTAATAGTTTTGCTCCATACAGTTTTAAGACGATTGGAATCAAAGAACAAAAAGGTCAACCAACTGATAGAGTAACATTAAGAGATACAGGCACTTTTCATAGGTCTGTTTACGTTGTTGCTTCTGAGAACGAATTTTCAATACACGCATCAGATGACAAAGTTGAAAAATTGATGTTTACATATGGTGAAGATATATTGGGATTAACTGCTAATAACTTGAATGACTTAATATGGAATCATGTACATGATGCAATACTAATTAAACTAAGACTGGTACTATGATAATACCCAATAATATTAATGTTAATCCTCAACTGTTCGATAAACTTATAAAACAGTTGAGACTTCGTTTAGAGCTTAATTTAACTTGGCTTAACAACGCATTTGGTTCTGCTTACAAAATATCAGAGCCAAATAAAAAGAATGAATTATCGTATCCAGCAATATATGTTGGAAAAGGTGAGTACTTATCTATGTTACCAGATGAAAGCTTTGGTAACTATTCATTTGTTGAATTTGAGGACCCACAACTATATGATAAAACTGTTCCTGGTAAACATATACTATCAGCAAAATGTGCTATTATTTTCTGGTTCAATTTTGATACGATTTTTGATGACGATTTAATATACCACATTGAAGATGTTAAAAAGCAGATACTCGATGTAATAGCTAAACCTGGTTTATTAACTGATGGCAGATTAACAGTTGTTAAAATAATAACAAAACCAGAAGGCATATTTAATAAGTACAAAGTAAGTCAAATTAACAGCCAGTTTCTTTTATACCCATACGCAGGACTTCGTTTTGAATGTGAAGTAAGTATATTTGATAAGTGCACAATTCTAATAGGAGACTAATATTATGAAAAATACAACAGAACACTTAATTATTTTTTTCATGCTGATGTTAATTGTAGCATCAGTATCTGCATTTGTAATAATGCTTTTTGATAAATTCAGGGTAACTGAGTACTTACAAGTACATGGTCATAAGTTAGTATCGCAGATGGCAAATTGTAGAATTTGTATTTGCTTTTGGATGAATGTCATAATTTCTATAGCTGTAGTTGTTATGTTTCATGAACCACTGTTTATCTTTATACCAGTCATTTCAACAGCATTAACAACACGATTAGTATTTAGCCATCGCTAAGACTATTTTAGGCTACTCCAGGACGTTAAATTTCTTAATTCATATATTGTATTGTCCAAGTACTTTTGATGATTCTGAGTCGCCCACTTTCAACTTGGATATGAATTTAAATCATTTTATAGTATGAAAAAGCTAAAATACAAATACAAAATTATCTTGCACAAATTACATGTAAGATGGGTTTGGTTTATACGCGATTTTAAAGTAAGTTAATATGAAGAAAGTTATATTGAATGGCCATTCAGTGGTAGTATTTGAAAGCATAGATGAAATGCCTATTGTTAACTACAGTAGGTATAACAAGTATATGCTAATTGACAGTGGTATTGGTAGCAATTTAGAAGATGTTGATATTCATATCGAGAGAATAGTAAAGTATATTCAGAATAAATCTGATTTAGCTATCCAGGAGTTAATGAATATGCGACAAGCTTTATACTTCATTAACCAAGAAGTAAGTCCAAAGAATTTAGCTTTTGCTGCTTTAATTGCAGAAGTTGATGGCGTGAAAATTGAAAATACATCAGATGATATTTTAACTGAACTGTTATCAAAATTAAATGGTGCTAAGGAATCAGACATAACATCACTATTAGAGGATATTAAAAAAAAAGTAGAGTTTGAACTAAGTGCATACTTTCCTGAAATTTCTGGTTCACCAGAAGAAAAGGAAGCATATGACAAATTGAAACAGAGAACGCAGCTTATTCTTGATAGTATTATGGATGATACTATTGATAACACAGATGCTATAAAAGTAATCGATATATTCTTTTTAACTCTGTCAAAACCAAAATCATTTTCAGGTAGTACTAACACTGAAGTCCAGTATGTAAAGGACTTTGAGAAAGCTTGTATACTTATTTCGCAAGAAACAGGTTTACATCCTAAAACCATGTCTGTTCTACAATTTTATGTAGCACTCGAGCAAATAAAAAAATCTGCACAACAAAATAAACCCAAGTCAAGCCATGGAAAATAACCCAATCAAGTACTCGGACCTCATACAAAATGATGGTGCTATACAAGAAGCGATTTCTGAACTAACTCTGCTCAAAGACACATATAAAGGCTTGACTGATACAGTTAAAGTACATGCTAAAGACTTAGGTGACAGTATGCGTACTACAAGTAACGCTACTGAAGAAGGACGCAATGTAACACGAAAAGCAGCTGATGATGCTTCTAAATTAGAGAAAGCACAAAGAGACTTAGCTTTTGCAATGAGTGAAACTGGTACAAAAGTTGCTGAGCTTAGAATGCAAATATCAGAAAAGAATAAAGAATCGAGAGTTGAAGCTACATTTGTAAATTCAACATCGAGGTCATACAGGGAAATGAAAGCTGAAGTTACTTTACTAACTGCACAGTATCAAGCAATGAGTAGAGAACAAGCAATTAATTCTGGTGAAGGCATAAACTTAATGAACAAAATACTTTCATTAAAAAGTGCAGTTAAAGGACTTGATGATGCTTTGAAACTTGAACAGAAAAGCTTGAATGCAACAACATCAGCGCAGCAAACACAGAAAGTTGTTCTAACTGATGCTGAAAAAGCGAGGCAGAAATTAACATTTGCTATGTCAGCAGAAAATGCAGAGCTTTTGACATTAATGGCACAAACAAAAGAGGCCAATATGATAACCAAGCTAAGTGGCATTGTTGCTACTGAAGCTGAAGGTTCATATAACAGGTTATCTGCCCAATATGCTCTTAATAAAATTGCACTTAATAAAATGTCGCAAGCTGAACGTGAAGGTACTGCAGCAGGTATGCAACTTGTAAAAGAGACAAATGATATGTATACTTCAATGAGCAGATTACAAGAAGTTACAGGCAAGCATACATTAAGTGTTGGTAACTACAGGAAATCATGGGATGGTCTTGGAATGGGTGTCAGTCAAGTTATACGAGAGCTACCAGCCGCAGCTATATCACTCAATACATTCTTTTTAGGTATATCAAACAACATTCCTATTCTTGTTGATGAGATTAAAAAAGTAAATGCTGCGAATGCTATTGCAACAGCTAATGGAGAAAAAACTACAAATGTTTTTAAGAAACTGCTTGGTGCTTTCTTTGGATGGAATACAATGCTTGTAATTGCATTAACCATATTTTCAATATATGGTCAAAAGATTATTGACTGGATTGGTAATTTATTTGGTATCAAAAAAGCACTTGATAAAGTTACATCAGCACATGATAACTTCACTGATGCAATGAAAAAAGGTAAACAAGATGCACAAGCTGAAGTTGTACGTCTTAGGTTACTATACAATGCAACACAAGACGTAACCAAGCAAATTGATTATAGGAAAAAAGCAATAGCAGAGTTAAAGCAAATATACCCAGCTTACTTTAAGAATATGACTGATGAAGCTATACTTGCTGGTAAAGCTTCAAATGCTTATATTGTATTAGCAGGTGCTATTATGAAAGCTGCAATGTCAAGAGCGTCAGAAGATAAAATTGTTGAAAACTCAAAGAAGCTGCTTGAACTTGAGGACAAGAAAATTGGTTATCAGGCACTTGCAATCCTTAAACAAAAAGAATTAAACAAAGCGAAAGCAGATGCGAAAGACCAAAGCGCGGTTGTAGGTGGTAGTACTGTAGCAGTAGGTAGTAACAATACACAAGCACTCAATAAAGTTGGGTCTCTTACAGGTGATTTAAAAGATTTAGGTGACCAATCAGTTAATACACAACGTCAAATAGATGAGTTAAATAAAGCAAATGTACGATTAGCTGGCAATATTGATATAACAGATTTAAAGTTAGCAAAAGACCCAAAAGGTAAAAATTACCCAAAAGCACCAAAAGATAGAACAGAAGAGATTGAGAGAGCTAACTTAGAGATACGTAAAAAGTATGCTGAAAGTGTAACTGCACTTGAAGAAGATGAGCTTATAAAACAGAAAGCTGCACTCAAAGACACATTTGATTCTGAGTCAGCTATGCTCATGAATAAATATAATAACGACAAAGACCTCACTGAAGAAAGCCGTGGATTAATACTTCAAATTATTAAGAACTGGAGCGAACAACTTGGTGTTGAAACACAAGATGTTGATGATGAAATAATGGCCAGGTCACTTCAACAAATCGCTGAAACACTACAATTGAGATTGGAAGCAACAATTGAAGGAACTACAGAAGAAAATAAAGTTCGTTTACAAATAATGGAAAATAGTAGACAACAAGAAATACTTGCGAACAGTAGACTAATTGGTGTATCAAAACAAAGTGAAGCTGACATAAATGCAAAATGGGACAATATAATTGCTACTGAAAGGAATAGAAGTATCTATGAACTCGGTATGGAAGGCTTTGATTTACAGCAGAAATTAGCAGCATCTGAATTTGATTTATTACGGCATACTGAGTCTGAAAAAACTAAGTTTAAATTACAGCAGGAAAAAGAACGTTGGAAGAAAATGCTTGAGTATGCAAAAGCAGGAGCACTACTTTTGACTAATACTGAAATAAAAACTATCGAAAACTTAATTAAGAAGATTGACCAAGACCTTGCTAAAGCTGATAATAAACAACTTGATTTCTATTCACTGTTTGGATTAAAACCAACAGATGAAGAAAGAGAAGCTGTAAATACAATTATTGATACAACTTTAAGCAATCTTAAATCAGCTATCGATAGTGAAGTTCAATTAGCTGATATAGCAGTTGATTCAGCACAGAAAAGAGTAGATGCTAAACAGAGTATACTTGATAAGGAAATTGAAGCCCGTAACAATGGATATGCTTTTAATGTAACACAAGCTCAACGTGAACTTGATGCAGAGAAAAGAAATCTTGATATTGCAACGAAACAGAAAGAGAAAGCTGTAAG